GTCAGCATATATCCTGAAAGCAGTTCAGAAACCCCATGATGACGAATTTGACATTGATTTTCCAGATACATTGATTCTGAACAAATACACAAACGTCTTGGACTGGTACAAGGATCCTGAAAACCGTTGTTACAAGAAACCAATTGCAGGACGGAAAACAGAAGAAAAAACACAACTTGAAACGATGGTTGCAGGATGTCCGCACCAGTTCGGTTGGGGTGGTGTTCACGGTGCTTTGGAAAAATACAATGATTCTGGTTTATTTCTGAATATGGACGTTGCTTCCCTGTATCCGTCTTTGATGATTCGTTATAATCTGCATTCACGGAACATGGAAAACCCAAAGAAGTATGAAGAAATTTATCACACACGCCTGAAGTATAAGAAGGAAAAGAACCCACTTCAGGCACCGTTGAAACTGGTTTTGAATTCCACCTATGGTGTAATGAAAGACAAGGGAAACGGTTTGTATGACCCGTTACAGGCAAACAGGGTATGTGTTTATGGTCAGTTGCTTCTGTTGGATCTGATTGAAAAGTTGGAACCACACTGTCAACTGATCCAGTCCAACACAGATGGTATTTTAATCCGAATGCCTGATGGACAGGATCCAAACAAATGGTATGAACTGATTGATGATCTTTCCTATGAATGGGAAAAGCGGACAGGACTGGTTCTGGAATTTGATGAATATGTCAAGGTATGTCAGAAAGATGTCAACAATTACATTGTTGTTTCCGCTGATGGAAAGTATAAATCCAAAGGTGCCTATGTGAAGAAACTGTCTGATTTGGACTATGGTGATTTTCCCATTGTGAACAAAGCCTTGGTGGATTACATGGTCAAGGGTGTTCCTGTGGAAACCACAATCAACAGTTGCAGTGACCTGAAAGAATTTCAGATGGTCACAAAGATTGGTGGTAAATACAAACACCTGTTACATGGACACAGTATTTTGAATGAAAAGTGTGTTCGTGTGTTTGCTTCCCTACGTTCCAATGACGGTGGATTGACTAAAGTTTCATATAGAACGGGTAAACCTGAAAAGGTTGCAAATTCCCCTGAACGATGCTTCCTGTGGAATGATGTCATTGACGGTGTGAAATGTCCTGATCACTTGGACAGACAATTTTACATTGATATGGCAAAGAAAAGATTGAATGATTTTGGTGTAAACACGTGAAAAATCATATGAAAATCTTGAAAAATAGTGAAAAAATAGTGAAAAACTAAAGAAAAAGGGGTAAAGAACATGACCTTTTTCAAAGGGTACGTTAAAACAAAAAATAAAAAATGCACAGAAAAATTCAAAGACCGTACCGATTTCAAGACCTTGGAACAGGTTCAGTCCCTTGATGAATATGCAGGAATTCTTGCAAATGATGCGGTACTAATCGACATTGATGATGGGGATCAAGCGGAACTTCTGATGGATATCGTGGAACACCTGCAACTGAACTGCCGCGTCTATCAGACATCACGCGGAAAACACTTCCTGTTCAAGAACACAAACGGCAAGATTCAGAAGTGTTTCACACACGCAAATCTTGGTTGCGGTCTGACTGCTGACATCAAGGTTGGTCTGAAAAATTCTTATGAAATCCTGAAGTTTGAAGGCAAGGAACGCTTCATTGAATGGGATATTGAAGAAGGTCATGAATATGAAGAACTTCCAAAGTGGTTGGTTCCAGTGCGCGGATCCACAGAATTTCTGAATATGGACGCAGGTGACGGAAGAAATCAAAGTCTATTCAATTACATTCTGACTTTGCAATCTGCTGATTTCACGGTTGAAGAAGCACGGGAAACAATCCGAATCATCAACAGTTTCGTGTTGAAGAATCCACTTCCTGAAGATGAATTGAACATCATTCTGCGTGATGAAGCATTTCAGAAACCTGTGTTCTTCATGGGTAAGACGTTCCTGTTTGATAAGTTCGCGGTATTTTTGAAAAACAATCACCACATTATCAGAATCAATGATCAGTTGCACCTGTATCAAAACGGAATCTATATCAGCGGATACAGGGAAATTGAAGCGGTGATGTTGCATCATCTTCCGCAGTTAAACAAAACAAAACGTCAGGAAGTTCTTGCGTATCTTGACATTCTGATTCGGGAAGAAACACAACCTTCACCACCAAACTTCATTGCATTCCGAAACGGAATCTATGACATTATCAATGATGATTTCCTTCCATTCAGTCCTGATTATGTCATCACCAATATGATCCCGTGGGACTGGAACCCAAATGCATACTTCGAACTGACTGATCAAATCATGAACAACATTTCCTGTCATGATGAAGCGGTTAGAATGCTACTTGAAGAAATGGTTGGTTCCTGTTTCTATCGTTCCAACGCACTTGCAGGTGGTAGGGCGTTCATTCTGACGGGAACAGGTGCAAACGGTAAATCAACATTCTTGGACATGGTGAAAACGTTGCTTGGTAGACAAAACCTTTCTGTTCTGGATCTGAAGAAGCTGAATGACAGATTTTCCACAGTCATGATGTTCGGTAAGATTGCAAACATCGGTGATGATATTTCTGATGAATTTGTAGTTGACACTGCCGAATTCAAGAAGATTGTAACAGGTCAGTCCATTGACGCAGAACATAAAGGTCAACCAAAATTCAATTTTGATCCGTTCTGCAAACTGATTTTCAGTGCAAACAGTATTCCACGTATCGGTAAAGGCAGGGACAGCGGTGCAATTCTTCGAAGATTGGCAATTGTTCCATTCAACGCAAGGTTCACACCTGATTCCCCTGATTACAAACCGTTCATTGGTGATGACCTGAAGTGTCAGGAATCCATGGAATATATGATTCAAATCGGTTTACAGGGTTTGAAACGTGTATTGGAATCCAGACAGTATACAACCAATGAAGCAATGCAGGAAGAACTGATTGAATATGAAGAATCCAACAATCCAATCATCGGTTTCTTCCGTGAAGCGGAAAACGATGAAATCAAAATTGAAGATGAAGTGACCAGTGTTGTATATCGCAGATACAACGAATGGTGTCTTTCTAACAGTCTTCAACCTTTGTCCAACGGTGAATTTTCAAAGCAGGTCAAGAAACACTTTAATTTCAAAATCGTTGACCGTAGGGTGAACGGTAAGAAATGCAGGATTTTTGTGAAAGGGTAAGTTCGTATGGAAAAGAGATGTGCCAACTGTGTATATGGTCATGACAATAAACTGGAATATCCGTGTGATGAATGTATCAACTATGGTAAGTGGGAAGGTGTTGTGAAACATGATCCCGTCAATCATCCTTCCCATTATACCAAGGGAAAGATTGAAGTTGCAGACTTCATTGCAGATCAGAAATTGAATTTTGACCGTGGTAATGCTGTTAAATATGTATGCCGTGCAGGTTCCAAGGATCCTGACAAGGAAATTCAGGACTTGGAAAAGGCAATTTGGTATATCAACCATGAAATCAAAATGTTGAAGGGGGACATTGAAAATGGCACAGAAAAAGAAAACTGATGTACTTGAAATCAAAATCAAGTACCATGACAAAGACCTTGGGAAGATTGAAAAGATCCCTGTTGGTGATTGGATTGATCTTCATGCCGCGGAACGTGTGGACATGGATGCAGGGGATTACAAAGTTATTTCCCTTGGTGTTTCCATGAAACTTCCCGAAGGTTATGAAGCGCACGTTCTGCCCCGTTCCAGTACATTCCGCAGATGGGGAATCCTGATGACCAATTCCATGGGTGTCATTGATGAATCCTATTGTGGTGAACATGACGTTTGGGGATTCCCTGCGTTAGCTATGAAGTCCACAACCATTTTCAAGGGTGATCGAATCTGTCAGTTCCGTATTATGCCGAAAATGTCTGAACTGAAATTCACGGAAGTGGATTGTATGGAAGATGAAGACCGTGGTGGATTCGGATCCACTGGAAAGGATTGATTTTATGGAACATATCATTCACTTTGGTATTACTATTGATGATGATGCGATTGCCAAACAAATTCAGAAAAATGCTGAAAAGACCATTACAGAAAATATTCAGAAAAATGTTGAACAGTGCATTTTCTCAACAAATTATTATGGTGAAAACAAACTTAATTATGTAGCAGAACAGTTGATTATGGATTGGTTGGATTCTCACAAGGACGAAATCATTCAGATTGCAAGCAAAGTACTTGCAGAAAAGATGATAAAAACCAAAGCAGTCAAAACCGCTATTGAAGACGTTTTGAAGGATGGTGAAAGTAAATGATAGCAATCAAACCCTATGCGGAAATCATGGACATTGATATTGGAAAAGATGTCCTGAAGAAAATTGAACTGGTGGGAAGAACCTGCTACAAGTCAACGGAAAACATCACAGATGATTCTGCACCAAAGTTTGTTTCCAATCTGATCAAGCGCGGACATGAAGCAATGTTGGAACACGCTTCCTTCTGCTTCGAAATTGATTATGGTGTATACCATTGGATGAAAGACGCGATTCGGTTTTTATCTCATGATTGTGGTTTTCCTTTATTTATTCGCTTTACTGCTGAAGAAAGAATTTTGATGTCTGGTAATGTTCGCGCTTGGCGTGACTTATTCCGCAGTATGATTGGATGGTATGCAATTCCTGTTTGTTTTAAAGAATTCATCAAAGAAAATCCAATTTTGTTCCCTGAATACCAAGATGAAATTTTTTATGTAAAAAACATTGGTTCCATTCGTCCTGTTGGAATCAGTGATTTGAAGTCTGAAGAAGAATTTCTGACACATTCTGATATTACAGTTCGGTTTATGGTTGATCGTGGTGTTAGTCATGAACTGGTTCGTCATCGTCCTGCAAGTTTTGCACAGGAATCCACACGATATTGCAATTATAGCAAGGACAAATTTGGAAGTCAGTTGACCTTCATTATTCCTGAATTTTTCACTTTCGGTTCCCCTGAATGGGTGTTGTGGAAAGCCGCCATGGAAGAATGTGAAAACACCTATATGACCATGATGGAATTCGATGTGACACCTGAAAAAGCGCGGACTGTTCTTCCAAACAGTCTGAAGACAGAAGTGATTATGACTGCAAACTGTAAGGAATGGAAACATTTCTTTAATCTTCGTGCTTGCAACAGCACAGGCAAAGCACATCCGCAGATGTTGGAAGTATCAAGACCCCTTCTGGACGATTTCAAAAACACAATTGGCATTATTTTTGATGATCTTGTCTATGGGGAATAACGGAAAACCTTGGCTGAATGGCAGTGGTTGCCCTGATCCAACTGCATATGAAGTCGTAAAGAAAATACAGAATGCGGAACGTAGAGCAAACCATGTGGACGAAAACGCACACACGGTTGTTACCGTCATCAAAAGCATTCTTGACCTTGCAGGGTTTGAATTAATCGGACGCATTCAGATCCGACACAAAGAATCAGGAAAAGTTTATAAATGAAAGAAGGGGTTTGTGTGATTCAAAAAGTTATTAAACGTGATGGTTCGATAGTTGATTTCGATCCCAACAAAATTATTAATGCAATTCAGAAGGCAAATGCAGAAGTCCGCGTTGATCATATCCCAATGGAAGACATGAATTTTATTGCCGCTACCATTCAAATGAATTTGGATGATAATGAAGTTCATGTGGAAACCATACAGGATACTGTGGAAAATTATTTGATGGGTTTGGGTTATCATCAGACTGCAAAAGCATATATCCTTTACCGTGAAAAACGTTCTATGGTGCGTAAGTCCAACACCACTGATGAATCTATCCTGAAGCTGATCCGCAATCAGAATAAGGAAATGGCAGAAGAAAACAGTAATAAAAACACCAAGATGGCAAGTACACAACGTGATTATATCGCAGGTATCGTGTCCCGTGATATCACACGCAGAATTCTTCTTCCTGATCATATTTCCAAAGCACATGACGAAGGTGTTCTTCATTTCCATGATGCAGATTATTTCCTTCAGCCAATTCATAACTGTTGCCTGATCAACATCGGTGATATGTTGGACAACGGTACCGTGATGAATGGAAAGATGATTGAAAGTCCCAAATCTTTTCAGGTCGCTTGCACCGTCATGACACAAATCATTGCATTCGTTGCTTCCTGTCAGTATGGCGGTCAGTCCGTTGACACAGTACACCTTGGAAAGTATCTGCGTAAATCCATTGATAAATTCAAGGCAAAGGGTTACACGGGTGAACTTCTGGAAGACCGTATTCATGAAGAAGTCAAGTCAGGTGTGCAAACAATTCAGTATCAGATCAACACCCTGATGACTACCAACGGTCAAAGTCCTTTTGTAACCATCTTTATGTATCTGCGTAAGGATGATCCATACAAAGAAGAAAATGCAATGATCATTGAAGAAATCCTTCGTCAGCGGATGCATGGAATCAAGAATGAAAAGGGTGTTTACATCACACCTGCATTCCCGAAACTGGTTTATGTCCTGACAGAAGAAAACTGTCTGAAGGGCGGCAAATATGACTATCTGACAAAGATTGCGGTTCAGTGTTCTGCAAAGCGTATGTACCCTGATTATATTTCTGAAAAGAAGATGTCTGAAAACTATGAAGGAAACGTCTTCAGTCCTATGGGATGCAGATCCTTCTTGGCACCTTGGAAGGATGCTGATGGTAACTACAAGTTTGAAGGTAGATTCAATCAGGGTGTTGTCAGTATCAATCTTCCACAGATTGCGATTCTTGCAGGTGATAACAGATCGAAGTTCTGGGAACTGCTTGATGAAAGACTGGAACTGTGTAAGGAAGCGTTGATGTGCAGACATAAAGCACTTCTTGGAACACCTTCTGACATTTCGCCAATCCATTGGCAGTATGGTGCGATTGCAAGACTTCCAAAGGGTGAAGTTATTGATCCACTGTTGTTCGGTGGTTATTCGTCCATCAGTCTTGGTTATATCGGAATTTATGAGATGACAAAACTGATGTGTGGTGTATCTCATACACATCCTGAAGGTGAACAGTTTGCACTGGCTGTCATGGAATATCTGAAGCGTACTGTTTTAAGATGGCGCGAAGAAACCAACATTGGTTTTGCACTTTACGGAACACCTGCCGAATCCCTGTGTTACCGATTCGCAAAGATTGACCGTGAAAGATTCGGTGATATTCCTGATGTAACCGACAAGGGATATTATACGAATTCTTATCATGTGGATGTCCGTGAAGAAATCGACACATTCAAGAAGTTCCTGTTTGAATCAAAATTTCAAAAGCTGTCAAGCGGTGGTTGTATTTCCTATTCTGAAATTCCGAACATGAACCATAATCTGAAGGCGTTGGAAGATGTGGTGAAATTCATCTATGACAACATTCAGTATGCAGAATTCAATACCAAGTGTGACTTCTGCCATGAATGTGGTTATGACGGTGAAATCATTGTCAACGATGACCTTGAATGGGAATGCCCCGTTTGTCATAACAAGGATCATTCCAAGATGAATGTGACCCGTAGAACCTGCGGTTACTTGGGTGAAAACTTCTGGAACGAAGGAAAGACGAAGGAAATCAGATCCCGTGTGATGCACCTGTAAAGGATGGTGATTTTATGACAACGTTGGAATTCATGGAAAAGCAACTTACAAAGCACAAAGCAAATCTGGAACATGAACTGAATCGTGGTGTTCCCGATGAAGTGATTCGTAATATCAAAGAAAAGATTTGTCATTATGAAGTGGTAATTTCGAAGTTCCTTGAAGGTAACTGTGATGCGTCAACAATTTCGAAACTAACGAAAGAAGACAAAAATGTTATCCTTGCATTTGCTGAAAATGATATGACGGATTCCAAAACTGCACTTGCTATGTCATATCACAGAAACACCATCAAATACCACATTGCAAGAGTGGAAGAAAAGACTGGTTTGAATCCGCGCAGGTTTTATGATCTTATAAAACTGGTTTCTTTAATCAAGGGCGGTGAAGTGTGATGCGGCTAATTGATGCAGATGAGGTTATAAAAAGAATCAACGAGGAAATTTTCTGGACGGACTCTGCAAAAGCGTCAGTTCGGAATAAAATTTACACAACACCTACCATTAGTCTAGAAAGTCTGCCTCCGCAGGGGAAATGGATATTTTCAAACAAATCCGATTGGTATTTCCAAATCTGGAAGTGTTCAAATTGCGGAAAAGAATGGGAACTTCACTATGACCCACGAAAAGACGGAACAAGATTGAAACATTGCCCAGAATGTGGTGCGAGGATGAACACAACGGGCGGTGAACTGTAATGTCAGGTGGACGCTTTGATTATGTTGACAGTCAACTGAAGAATGAAATCTTTGGATGGACTGACAGACCTGCAAACGTCTTTGAAGATAGGGAAATTTCTGAACTGGTTTGGGACGTACTTGACCTGATCCATGAATTTGACTGGTACGCTTCTGGTGATACCTGCAAAGAAACCTATCTGAAAGCAAAGGAAGCGTTCAAAAAGAAATGGTTTTCCAACCGTGGTGTTCGTGTACGCAGGATTGTTGATGAAGCACTGAAACAGTGCAAAGATGAACTTTATGAAACCTTTGGGTTGGAACAGGAAGGTGATTAAAAAATGACCAGATGCATCTTTTGTGGTAAACAAACAGACGGTGGTGATCGTATATGTCCCAAGTGTAAACCGAAAATGTTTGAATATCCAAGTACAAAACATAAGATATGGCTTGCACTAAAACATAGTATTAAATCTTTGTTTAAGAGGTAATTCTATATGAGTTTAATATTATGTATTGTTTTTCTGATGGCGGCAACTGGTAAAATACCACCTGAAATTATAACCAATGAATATTTGACTATATGGGCGTTATTTTCGATTGGGGATGCAATCTGGATTGGAAGGTGTAGATCATGAACTATGGAAAAATAAAACCGTGTGATGTTGCCAACGGTGAAGGCGTTCGTGTTTCATTGTTTGTCAGCGGTTGTCCACATCACTGCAAAGGTTGCTTCAATGCGGAACTGTGGAACTATGATGCAGGGAAACCGTTCACACCAAGAACGGGAAGTGACATCCTTAGATTGTGTGAAAAAGATTACATCACAGGTCTTTCCCTTCTTGGCGGTGAACCGTTAGATGTGAATAACATTTATCATATGACATCTTTGTGTTTCATATTCAAGACCTACTTTCCCAACAAGGACATCTGGTGTTATACGGGATATCAGTGGGAAGAAGTCAAACGATTCCCAATCATGAAATACATTGACGTTCTGGTTGATGGAAAGTTTGTGGAAGAACTGAAGGATCCAAGACTTAAATTCCGCGGTTCGTCCAACCAACGAATCATTGATGTGAAAAAGTCCCTTGAAAGTGATTCTATTGTTTTAAGAAAGGATCTGATGGAATGATGTATATACAGTTAATGCACAGACACTATGGTTTACATGAACCTATAAAGCACATTGAAATCCATTGTAATTTTTCTGATGTGTGTATCACAAACGAAAACATCAATGAAGAATTATTACTGAAAAATATTCCAAATGGGTGGTTACCTACTGAACCAAGTAAGATTCTTTTGACCATAGCAGATAAATATGGTTCTACAGGTCAGTACAACTTGAACAAGTTCCGTCCTTGGGCAAAGTATTTTGATGCTTATTGTCTTGAATTACACAAAGAACCATTGGAATGGTGGGGTAAATGATATGAAAGAAGTCACCATGATTATCACTGCTGAAATGACATCTGTTGTTAAAGTAAGTGATGAAGATACTGTTATAATTGAAGCGCACAAATATTCAATTGAACAATGCGTAATCAATCGAATCAAGTCAGAACTGAACGCTGATGATGCTAAAGTCCTGAACAATCAGTTGTTCATTCGTGATGTACCTGATGTATAGCAGTCGCGGAACTGTTCAAGGTTGTTCAAGGTGAATTTTGTTGGTTTAAGGTCTAAAGTGATTTTTGCGTTCAAGGTGACGTAAAAGTTCAAGGTGCTGTTCAAGGTGGAGCAATTCACCTTGAACACATCAAAAAGTTTCTATATAACGTATGAATACTGATTTTATGCGGTTTATGTTATATAGAAAGTGCGGAAATTCAGACGGTGTTCAAGGTGTTCAAGGTGACTTCGATTTTCTTTATATTTTTAAGATAGTAAGTATAAAAACATAAAAATTACTATATTACTATATAAAAAATAAAAATATATAAGTAATAGAAAAGACCTTGAACACGTGGAACACCTTGAACATGATGTAAGGGGGTAACGTTGTGTTACAGTTAAATGGCGAAGTATTAAAAGTAATTGATCATACGGTTAGAAAGGCAACAGAAGAAGCTGTTGCAGAATTAAAACGTCATAGTCTGATTGTAGAGGGTAGACAGTCACCTTTCCAGAAGACTGAAACGTTACTGTATAACTACAATAATTTCAAAGCCGCTATTAAGGATAAAGAAGAACAGATTGCGGAAATCCGTCAAATCGGTTTGAGTAAGAAGTCTGGTGCCGTTGCGACTTATTCAGGTGATACGGGTTACATTGAAGTGAAATCCGACATGGAAAAGGCAGAAGAAAAGATTGAACGGATAGAATTTTCAATGGCAACAACTAAAAATTTTATTCGTATCATTGACAATGCAATTGATACACTGAAGGACGATGTATATTATGATCTGATTCGTCTTCGATACTTTGAAGGAAAGTCCCGTGAAGAAATTGCAGAATACTTTGATTGTGATGTTTCAACTGTAAACCGAAACAAGAACCGTTTGATCAATCTTCTTCAGATCAGACTGTTTTCAGATGAAGTCATTCAGCAAATCTTCAGCTATTGACAAATGCACTTTTCATGCACTTTTCGCGCTCTTTTATATCAGTATTATAAGTGTTATAATTAGTATAGTTAAAAGTGTAACTTGATGACCCACAGATAAATTCTGTGGGTTTTTTATTTTGCCAATAAAGGTTTGTGAAGATCCTCGTCCGTGTATGAACTTGCCCATCCTGCGGAACTCCTACTTTGCAAACCTTTATTCTTTAAACGAAAGGGGTGAAGATGCTGTGACACCAAAACAACAACGATTTTGTGACGAATATTTGATTGACTGTAATGCAACACAGGCGGCAATTCGTGCAGGTTATTCGGAAAAGACTGCAAAGGTCATTGGTGCTGAAAACTTAACGAAACCTGACGTTCGAGCATATATTGACGAACGCCTTGAAAAAATGCAGTCCAAAAAGATTGCTTCCGCAGAAGAAGTGATGCAGTATCTGACTTCTGTCATGCGCGGTGAAGAAATGGAAGAAGTGATTGTTGTCGAAGGTATGGGTGATGGTTATTCTTCCGCAAGATCTGTTGACAAAAGCGTTGGTGCAAGGGAACGAATCAAAGCATCGGAATTACTTGCAAAGCGTTATGGACTGTTGACAGACAAGATTGGTGTTCAAGGTGTGGTTCCTGTTGTGATTTCAGGTGATGATGAACTTGAAGACTAACAAACTTCATCTTCCCAAGATTGTTGGTAAGGGATACAAAACGTTCTGGAACTTCAAAGGGCGTTACCGTGTATGTAAAGGATCCCGTGCAAGTAAGAAATCAAAAACAACTGCACTTTGGTATATCACCAATATGATGAAATACAAAGGTGCAAATCTGCTTGTGGTGCGTAAGACGTACCGAACATTGAAAGATTCCTGTTTTACGGAATTGAAATGGGCAATTCACCGTTTGGGTGTAGACGCTTGGTGGGATATCAAGGAAAGTCCGCTTGAACTCACCTATAAACCGACAGGACAGAAGATATATTTCCGTGGTCTTGATGATCCGTTAAAGGTTACATCCATTACAGTTGACGTTGGTCAGCTTTGTTGGATGTGGATTGAAGAAGCATATGAAATCACCAAAGAATCTGATTTCGATATGCTTGATGAATCCATCCGTGGTGCGTCAGAAGGTGATTTATTTAAGCAGATCACGCTGACATTTAACCCATGGAATGAACGTCATTGGATCAAGAAACGATTCTTTGACCATTCAGAAGACCCTGACGTTCTTGCAATCACAACAAACTATATGTGCAATGAATGGTTGGACAAAGCTGACCTTGCAGTGTTTGAGCGCATGAAACGCGATAATCCAAGGCGTTACCGTGTCGCAGGTTTGGGTGATTGGGGTATTGTTGACGGTCTGATTTTTGAGAATTGGAAAGAAGAAAAGTTCAATCTGGAAGACATCAAACAGATCCAAGGAATCCAGTCCGCGTTTGGTCTTGACTTTGGTTATACAAATGACCCTTCCGCGCTGTTCTGCGGCATGATTGATCAGGCACACAAGAAGATTTATGTGTTTGATGAAATGTATAAGAAGGGTATGTCAAACGAAGCAATCTATTCTGAAATTGCTTCCATGGGTTTTGCAAAAGAAAAGATCACTGCCGATTGCGCGGAACCGAAATCCATTGCAAGACTGTATGACCTTGGTATTTTCAGGATTCGTGCCGCACGAAAAGGTAAAGATAGTGTGAACAACGGAATTGACTTCATTCAGGATTATGAAATTATCATTCATCCGAAGTGTGTCAATTTCATCACGGAAATTTCCAACTATACTTGGGACAAAGACAAGTTTGAAAATAAACTAAATAAACCTATTGATGACTTCAATCACCTAATGGATGCAATGCGTTATGCGTTGGAAGGATTCATCAGGGGTGAAACATTCAGCTTTGAATAAGGGGTAGAAATGTTAAATGATTTTGATGTAATTGTCAGGCGGTTTGATGCGGCAATTAAAATAGCTTGCATTTCTGATGTTCATTATGGTGCGTTGGAACATATGGAAAAGGAATGGAAGAACTTCATTCAAACGGTGCTTGCAGATCCTGACTTATATCTGATCCTTGGTGGTGATTTAATCAATAATAACACCCGTTCCAGTGTCGGTTCCCCTTGGGATGATACTGTAAGACCAAGTGAGCAGAAAAAACGCATGGTTGAATATCTGACACCTGTGAAAGACAGAATCCTTTGTTGTGTGTCTGGTAACCATGAACGCAGATCCATGAAAGACGTTGATGATGATCCCACATACGATATTATGACCAAAATGGATCTTGAAGAAGTGTACAGGCAAAATGCCGCATTTATGAAACTTCAGCTTGGTCAACGTCCCAATGAACCCAACAAAGGAAACGCCACATACACCTTTGCAGTGACGCATGGTGCAGGTGGTGGTGTGTATACAGGTGCGACAGTAAACCGTAATGAACGTTGGGGAAATACAATTGAAGGTTTGGATTGTTTGATTGTTGGACATACCCACAAGGGAACGATCAGCAGACCTTCCAAGATTGTTTTTGATCCGTATAACAATAAAGTGACGTTGAAAGAATACTTGGTGGTTTCCTGCGTAGCATGGCAGAATTACGGTGAATATGCATTGCAGAAAATGTTGTTACCTGCTATGACTGCAAAACCCCAAATTCTTCATTTATCCGATAAAGAAAAGAATATTGAAGTAAGGTGGTGACAATGAATGTTGCAGTTTATGAAAACCGCGGAAGTGGTGGATCAGCTTGCGCGGCAGAACGTAGAAACCAGAATGACTGACAAACAGTTCATTGTGGCTGAAATCAATAGATTCCGCAGATCAAAGCGGTTCTATGATATGATTGCAGGTGACAATTACTATTCAGGTAAACACGCAATCCTTCACAAGAAGCGCACTGCCATTGGTGATGATGGTAAACTGACAGTGATTGAAAACCTGCCCAATAACAAGATTGTGGATAACCAGTATAGAAAGATGGTTATCCAGAAATCAAATTACATCGTAGGACAACCGTTCGTGTTCGTCAGTAAAAATCAGGCGTATGTGGATGCGGTGAAACCGTACATCCTTTCTAAAACTTTCCTGAAGAATCTGATTGCAATCGTCAAGGATTTTTTAAACGGCGGTATTGCTTGGATGATGCCTTCTTATGATGAAAACGGTGAATTCTACTATAAACGATTCAAGCCGTATGAAATTCTTCCTATGTGGAAGGATGCTGAACATACGGTTCTGGATGCCGCAATTCGTGTTTATGAAATTTTAGGTTATGAAGGAACAACCGAAAAGGTTATTACCAAGGTTGAAGTGTTTAATCCTGATGGTATCTATTACTTTGAACTGTTAAATGGTAATCTGATTCCTGAAGAACCGTTTTATGAACCGTATTTCACGGTGACTGACGATGACGGAACCACACATGGATTCAATTGGGAAAAGATTCCCCTAATTCCTTTCAAGTACAATGACGGTGAAGTTCCCCTGATTACCATGTGTAAATCATTGCAGGACGGTCTGAATAAGATCCAGTCCCAATGGGAAGATCAGATGGAAGAAGATCCGCGAAACACCATTATGGTTCTTGTCAATTACGATGGTCAGAATCTTGGTGAATTTAGAAGAAACCTTGCACAGTATGGTGCGGTGAAGGTTCGTTCTATGGATGGAAGTCACGGTGATGTAAAGACGCTTCAGATTCAAGTTAATGCAGAAAACTACAAAGCTATTATTGAGCAGTTCAAAAAAGCTATTGTTGAAAACTGCATGGGTTATGATGCGAAGGATGACCGTATTGGTTCCAATGCGAATGAAATGAATCTGAAATCCATGTATTCTGACATCGAACTGGACACCAACGGCATTGAAACGGAACTTCAATCCGCATTTGAACAGATGATTTGGTTCCTGAATTGTCATCTTGCAAATACTGGTGTTGGTGATTTCGAAGGGGAAGAATATGAAATCATTTTCAACCGTGACATTATGATCAATGAATCCGAAGTCATCGAAAACATTTCCAAGTCACAGGATCTTTCCCTTGAAACCAGAATTGCACAACATCCGTGGGTAGATGATCCTGAAGCAGAATTGGAACGTATCAAAAAGCAGAAGGAAGAAGAACTGGATTTGTACGGTGACGGGTTTGGTCAGTCAAGTACCAGTCAAGTAAAAGATGATCCTGACAATGATGAAGAATAATTGAAGAAAGGAAGGTGTGATGGTTGTCACAGTATTGGCAAAAGCGTTTTGAAATGCTTGAAGATGCACGAAACAAAACCGCAATGCAAACTGTCAGGTCTGTCACACCTGCCTTTGACAAAGCACAAGCACAGATTGAAAAAGAAATTGATGCTTGGTATGCGCGGTTTGCAAAGAACAACGAAATCAGTCTTCAGGAAGCAAAGAAGTTACTGAACACCAAGGAACTGAAAGAATTTCGTTGGGATGTGGAAGAATATATCAAGTACGGCAGACAAAACGCACTGGATCAGAAATGGATGAAGGAACTTGAAAATGCTTCCGCACGGTTCCACATCAGCAGACTGGAAGCGTTAAAAATTCGGACACAGAATGCCGCTGAACGTGCCTTTGGTAACGAACTGGATCAGCTTGATTCCATGGCGGCACGGATCTATACCGATGACTATTACCACACTGCATATGAAATCCAACGTGGTTTAGGAATTGGTTGGGATGTTGGTCAGGTCGATCAACGCAAACTTGACAGTATTGTTTCAAAACCGTGGACAACTGATAAACAGACTTTTTCGAATCGAATCTGGAAATCCAAAACACAGTTGCTTGATTCCTTGCATACGGAATTGACACAGATGTGTATTTTGGGTAAGGCACCAGACCAAGCAATCAATGTAATTTCCAAAAGAATGAACGTTTCTAAAGGTCAGGCAGGACGCTTGGTCATGACGGAAGCGGCATATTTCGGATCTGTTGCGCAGAAAGATTGTTTCAATGATCTGGACGTTGAAAAATATGAAATTGTAGCAACGTTGGACAATCGAACATCTGATATTTGTCAGCAGATGGACGGTAAAGTTTTTGACATGAAGGATTTCCAAGCAGGTGTGACTGCACCACCTTTCCATTGTTGGTGTCGTTCCTGCACTGTACCGTGGTTTGAAGACAATGATGACGGTGAACGTGCGGCAAGGGATGCAGACGGTCAAACATATTATGTTCCTGCTAACATGAAATATCAGGACTGGAAAGACCACTTTGTTGATAAAACCAAAGATCCTGCTGACTGGTTGAAACCTGCGACATTTGATGATATTGTAAATGCAGGTAAGGAAGTTGAAGAAATCAGAAAAGCAATCAACTTGGAACCTGATATGTTTCCCCGTTCTTTCATTAAAACGAATCCTGAAGCAAAAAACACACAAGCGTTGATTGATTTTGTTAATAATTGTGATGATGCAGATCCTACTGTTGTTGAACTGTATTCCAAGATGCGACAAATGGAAAACATTGAATCTCAAGGAATTGAATTTGCAGTAAAACACAACAAGAATTCGGAAGTTGCGTATTGGTATAATTACAGGGATCAACTTACGAAAGCACACATCAGTTATCCCAAATTGACTTTGGATAATCCAACTGGACAGGTGAACACCACTTTACATGAACAAATGCACCTTATGGATATGTATTTAAGAAAGAATAAAAACGGAAGTGGTTGGTTCAGTCAAGAACAAGATGAACTGATAAAATTCTTTGAAAACATTGATACACAAAATGTAAAAATGTCGGATAAAGTCAAGAAAATGTTTTCTGACTTTAATGTTGAACGTAATAAATATTTTGATGAAATTGCTCAGATGAACAATAAACAGTCAAAAGAAGTGTATGAACTTTACCGTTCAGGTACAATTGATTTCAAGGAATATAAAAAACGAACCAAGGCAATTGATACACTGTATGATGATCAAGTTAATTGGGGTTCAAGAGATGTTTGCGGCGGTGGTGTGGATTGCTTCCAAGATATTTATGACGCTTTGTCTGGTGGTAAATTCCGTGACGATGGTATTGTCATTTACGGCCACGGTGGTTCATATTATCGTTCTATTAAACAAAGGTGTAGTGAAACACTTGCAAACTACGGCGCATTGAAAATCACAAGACCTGAACTGATTGATCTTCTACGTGAAGATTATCCTGATTTAGTTGATATGATGGACAAGACGGTTGAAGGAATGTTAAAAAAGGTGGGCGGTTAATGTGACAAAAGAAGAAAAGTGGATCAAGGTGCGCGGTTTAATGTTAGATGTCAGGGATCCCATGGTTCACGCATTCTTTGACATGGATAGTGAAGAACTGCTTGATGAAAAGATTGAAGTTCTGACTGCGCTGAAAGAAGGGAAAACACCTTCTGAAATTCCCAAGTATTATGATATTTTAGAACAAAAACCTAATGACGAAACACATTGGGACATTTAAAAACAAAACACCCTAACCATAATCGGTTAGGGTGTTTTTATATTGACGCATAGTGTAACGGAAGCACAACACACTTTGAATGTGTTGGTATTGGTTCAAATCCAGTTGTGTCAACCATTCGTCACTTTGGTATTTCATGACGATAACTTGAAAGACAACAATACCTGACTGAACAGGGACAACAAATGTGATTGAAAGGAAAGATCCAAATGAAAAAAGAAGACCTTATGAAACTGGAAGGTATGACAGAAGACCTTGCAACGAAAATTGCAGAACAGTCTGCCGAAGAACTGAAGGGTATGATTCCGAAAACCCGTCTTGATGAAGTCATTGCAGAACGTGACAACGCCAAAAAGGATCATGCGGATGTCCTGAAACAACTTGGTGCATTACAGAAGGAAACTGGTGATGTCCAGTCCTTGAAGGACAAGATTGCAGAACTGGAAACTGCCGCAAAGGAATCTGAAAAGACCCATGCCGCGGAAATTGTAAAGATGCAAAGGGCGAATATTGACAATGAACTTTGCATTGCGAACAAAGCAAAAAACAATAAGGCGGTTCTTGCTATGCTCGATGCGCTTGATGAAAAACTTGACATTGATGCATATCGTGCAGAACGTGTAAAGCAGTTTGAAGCAGTTGTCAAGTCTGACAGTTATCTGTTTGGTTCTTCTACCATGAAGGGTGCAAAGACTGGTGACAGTGGCAATGATGATGGTGACAAGGGTGTTGATACATCCAAAATGACCTATTCTGAACTTGCCGCATACATGGCAGAACACCCTGACGCACAAATTTAATTTTTGAAAAAGAAAGGTGAATTATTATGGCAAAGTTTGATTCTAAGTCCTTTAATGCACAGGCATTTGGTGCCTATGTAAAGCGAATCCCCAATGTAACCCGTACCGAACTTGCAAAGTCCCGTGCAATTGGTGTAAATGAAAACGCACATGATGCACTGGCAAACCAGACTGGTTCCCTGTACGCACGTGTTCCTTACTATGGACGTATTTCTGGTGGCACTTCCCAGAACAATGACGGTGCAACTGATATTCAGTCTACCAGCACCACTACTTACGAACAGGGTTTCGTAGTTGCTTCCCGTATGGACGGTTGGACTGAAAAGAGTTTTTCCAAGAACATTACCGCAGGTGTTGACTTCATGGATAATGTTGCGGCACAGATTGCAGACTACAAGATGGAAGTGAAGCAAGCAATGCTTCTTGCTATCCTGAAGGGCGTTTTCTCCATGGATACTGCCGCAGGTACCGTTGCCGCAAATGCCGCAAAGGACTTCCTTGACAATCACGTGTTTGACATCACTGCTGATGGTGAAGGTATGGTTGGTGCCGCAACTCTGAATTCTGCTATGCAGAAGGCGTGTGGTGATAACAAGGCAACTTTCAAGATGGCTATCATGCACAGTGTTGTTGCAACGAACCTTGAAAACATGAAACTTATGAAGTATCTGACTTACACTGACGCTGACGGTATTACCCGTGACCTTGCACTTGCTTCTTGGAACGGCAGACTGGTGCTGATTGATGATGGTATGCCTGTTGAAGATGGTGCATACACCACTTATGTCCTTGGTGAAGGTTCTATCATCCTTGATGATATCGGTGACGCAGTTCCTTATGAGATGTCCCGTGATGCTAAGACCAACGGCGGTCAGGATACCCTGTATGTACGTGACCGTTACATTTGCGGTGTCGACGGTATTTCCTTTGAAAAGCCTTCTTCCGTTACTGCTTCTGCCGCAAACAGTGACCTTGAAAACGGTGCAAACTGGAACGTCATCAACGATGGTACCACTGCAATTCCCCACAAGGCAATTGCAATTGCAAAGATTGTTTCCAAGGGTTAATTGAAACGGGGTGGTCTGAATGAATGAAAATCTTCAGACCGTCATTGATTCCGTAAACAAGATCCTACAAGACACCAACCTGACCACCTTCACGGAAGCTGTGGTAAACAGGTTGGTGTCTTTTGGTTATGATCCGACTGACGAAGATGCTTGGGTGATTGCATACACCACAAAAGGCACTGTAAACCATGTTCTGAACGAAATCAATCATCAGACTGTTCCTGACGGTCTGTTTGAAGTGGTTGTTGACATGGTTTGTGGTGAAGTGCTGAATGCAAAATTCATGTCTGGTCAATTGGACATGACCAATCTGGATTTGGATGGAATGATTCAATCTGTGAAGGAAGGGGACACCACTGTTTCTTTCAGCGCAGAAGGATCCGATGAAGCAAAAATGAAAGGACTTCTTTCTTGGTTGATTCAAGGAAAGGGGTGTGACTTGCTGTGTTATCGAAGAATGCGGTGGTAAAAGTCAGACGTGCCTTGGAACAAGGATACATTGGAACTTTTACTGTGACGGAACATAAGAAGGTCACAAAACCGAACAAAACCACAGGATTTTCTGACGTAGAAGTTTTGGTGGATCAACCTTGCAGACTGTCTTTTTCATCCAGTCCGTCAACTTCTGATGGTGACGTTGCGGAAGTCAATCAGACGGTCAAGTTGTTTTTTGCCCCTGAAATCACAGTGAAGGAAGGTTCCAAAATCACTGTTACACAGAATGGTGTTACAACTGCATATAAACGAAGTGGAACACCTGCTGTGTATCAGACACACACGGAAATTCTTCTGGAATTGTTCAAGGGGTGGGCGTAATGGCAAAGTCAAATGTCCGCTTGGATTATAAAGAATTAGAGAAACTGCAAGAACGAATCATGTTGTTGGGTGATCCCAAACAGATGGATCAGTTCTTCAATTCCTGTGCAAAAGAACTTGCCGCAAGACTGCTTGCAAAGGTCATCAAACGTACACCCGTTGGTGAAGGGACATATACCTATGAAACAAAAAAGGTATATGATTATTGGCAAGAAAGTGGCACTGATGACAAAGCAGGTAAAAGACACCGTTATGACACTGGACGAACTAAAAAAGTCCGTCACACTGTAAAACAAGGTGGTACTTTAAGACGTGGTTGGACAGGTGGTAAGAATTCCAATGCAACAACATACGCCAATTCCATGACCGTGGACAAGGTTGGAACTGATTATGTCATTGAAATCATCAATCCTGTGGAATATGCGTCTTATGTCGAATTCGGACACAGAACCAGAAACCACAAAGGATGGGTGGAAGGTAAGTTTATGCTGACGATTTCGGAAGAAGAAATCAGAAAATCTGCACCAAGGATCTTGGAAAAGAAACTGGAAAATTATTTGAAGGAGTGTTTCAAATGACAATTCAAAATTTAATTGATGCGATTGCTGAAGCACTGTTTCAGGAATTCGGTTCTGGTTATGAGATTTACACGGAAAAGGTGGAACAGGGTTTGCAGGAACCTTGTTTTATGATCCGTTGTTTGAATCCCACAAAGAATGTTTTTCTTGGTCGGTGCTATAAACGTACCAATCAATTCAGTATTCAGTATATCCCTTCCACAGAAGAAATCGTTGAAGAATGTATTTTTGTATTGGAACGATTGTATGAATGCTTGGAAGATGTGATTGTGTTTGATAAACCGATCCACGGAACGGAACTTCACGGTGAAATCACAGATGATATTTTAACATTCACGGTCAACTATGACGGTTTTGTTCTGAAGGATCCTGAAGAAACACCCAATATGGAAGACCTTGATATTGTTATGGTAGAAGCGAAAGGATAAAACATATGGCAACAAAAAAGAACACTGCCGCTTCTGCGGCAACGGAACCCAAGTTCACAAAGGATGCTTTGATGAATTCTAAGCGGTTCCGTAATGAACGTGATATTGTGTCTGCACTGCTGAAAGATGGTTTGGAATATACCGTTTCAGAAGTTGAAGTCATGATCACGGAATATATGAAAGGAAAGGTGAAATAAATGCTTGGTGGCGGCACTTTCACTGTTCAGAATAAGATTCTGAATGGTGCTTATATCAACTTTGTTTCTGTTAGCAAGGCAAGTGCAAACCTTGCTGACCGTGGTGTTGCAACGATGCCCCTTGAACTTGATTGGGGTGTTGACAACGCTATTTTTGAAGTCACACCTGCTGACTTCCAGAAGAACAGCATGAAGATCTTCGGTTATCCTTTCACCCATGAAAAGATGAAAGGTCTTCGTGACTTGTTCATGAATATTAAGACCCTGTATGCATACAAGCTGACTTCTGGTGGCGTAAAGGCAGAAAACACCTATTGTACGGCAAAGTATGCAGGTATTCGTGGTAATGACATGAAGGTAACGATCACCGTCAATGTGGACGAACCTGCAAAGTATGACGTTCGTCTTTACATGGGTGCAACTCTTGTTGACGAACAGATTGCAGTTGTATCTGCGGCAAACCTGAAGGAAAATGATTTCGTTGACTGGAAGACTGGTGCAGAACTGTCTGCAACAGCAGGTGCCGCGCTTACTGGCGGTACCAATGGCAACGTGGACGGTACTTCCCATCAGACCTATCTGGATAAGATTGAAGCGTATTGTTACAACACCATGGGCGTTGTCATTACGGACGATACCACCAAGAATCTGTATGCCGCATTTGTAAAGCGTATGCGTGATGACGTTGGTGCAAAGTTCCAGTGTGTTCTGCATGACAAGGAATCTGATTATGAAGGCGTTATCAACGTTTGCAGTGATGCAGTTGGTTCTGCTTCCAAGGCAGATCTTGTTTATTGGGTAACTGGTGCGGAAGCAGGTTGCCCCGTCAACAAGACCCTTCTGAATCAGAAGTATAACGGTGAATTCACTGTTGATGTGGATCACAAGCAGTCTGAACTGGAAGATGCAATGACCAGTGGCAAGTTCATGTTCCACAATGTCAACGGTGAAGTTCGTGTCCTTGCAGATATCAATAGTTTTGTATCTGGTACGGAAGACAAGTCTGTTGAAATCTTTGGTGAAAACCAGTGCGTTCGTGTTATGGATCAGATTGCAAATGACATTGCAGTTCTGTTCAACACCAAGTATCTTGGTAAGGTTCCCAATGATGCGGCAGGTCGAATCAGTCTGTGGAATGACATTGTAAAGCACCACACCCTTCTTCAGGACATCCGTGCAATTCAGGAATTCGAACCTGATGATGTCACTGTAAATCAGGGTGACGCAAAGAACAGTGTTGTTGTCGGTGATGCTGTCAACATTATCGTTGGTATGGCAAAACTGTACATGACTGTTACTGTTCAGTAAAGAAAGGGGGAAGATTTAAATGTCTAATTATATGCCTTTTAACGATGCCCCTTCTGCAAAACTTGCAACTTGCTTCGTTACCATCGGTGATCGCAGATATGCAATGCTGATGGCAAAGGAATTTGAAGCAAAGATGAATGTGGAAACCAAGGAAGTTCCTACACTTGGTAGAACTGTTAAGGGTGTAAAACCCGTTGGTGCAACTATCAAGTTTTCTATGACAGTATATCACTGCACTGAAATCTTTGATGAAGTTGTGGAAGCATACAAGAATACTGGTCTGATGCCCACTATGGACATTCAGGTTACTTCTGAAGATCCTGCTACTTCTGTTGGCAGATCCACGAAGATTTACAATGATTGTATTCTTGACGGTGACGTTCTTCTTTCCATGTTCGATGCAGACGGTGATTTTGTAGAACAGGAAATTGAAGGTTATGCACAGGACTTCACCCGTCCTGAAAAGTACGCAAATCCTTCTTATATGTAATGTAAACGTAAACGTAAAATCCCCTACCATCCAAAAGATGGTGGGGGATTTTTTCATTATCTCATAAAAATATTCAAACTATATTTTGTAATTTGAAAGGATGGGCAATATGTCGAATTTCGCAAAGTTCATGAAACAGAACAAGATTCAGAAGAAGAATGTGATGCACCCTGTAACCAAGTCCCTGACAGATGAAAACGGTGAACCGCTGATGTGGGAAATCAAGCCGCTGACAACAAAGGAAAATGAAGCAATTCGTGAATCCTGCACTATGGAAGTTCCTGTGAAAGGTAAACCCAATATGTTCCGTCCCAAGGTGGATATGAACAAATATCAGGCAAAATTGATTTGTGCCGCGGTGGTTTTCCCTGATCTGAACAACGCTGACCTTCAGAATTCCTATGGTGTTATGTCCGCGGAAGACCTGATCAAGGAAATGGTGGATGATCCTGCGGAATACACGGATCTGATGGTATTCGTACAGAATATCAGTGGATTCCAAACCCTTCAGGAACAGGTGGATGAAGCAAAAAACTGATTCGTGCAGGGGATAGTCAAGCAAATTATGCTTACTATGCTCTGCACAAACTACGGATTTTGCCTTCACAGTTTTTGGATCTTGATCAGGAAGAAAAAGCCTTTATCATTGCCGCTATTGATCTAAAGATTGAAGCGGAAAAAGAACAGGCAAGTAAGATCAAGAAATAAGAAAGGCAGGTGAATAAAGATGTCAACGATTGGAACAGCAATCAGATTGAATGACATGATGTCAACACCCATCATGAGCATTACCAACGCAATGAACATGATGTTGTCAACGTGGGAATCCTTGGACGGTGCAACTTCAAAAGGTTTGGATGCCAACGGTATTGAAGGGATTCGTGCTGAATTGAATCAGGCAACACGTGCATTGGATCAGATGGGTGATGAACAGGAAGAATTCAATCGTAAAGTCCAACAGGGCAATACTGCCATGGATGGTTTAACAGATACAATCATTGGTGCGGTTGGTGCTTACGTTAGTTTGCAGTCTTTGGGACAACTGGTGAATCTGTCTGATAGTTTTACACAGACACAAGCACGTTTGAACATGATCAATGACGGTGCGCAGACTACGGAAGAACTGTTTGATAAAATAACCGCTTCCGCTGACCGTTCAAGGGCAAGCGTTGCCGACACTGCTGATATTGTTGCAAAGCTGTCATTGAATGCAGGTGATGCGTTTAAATCCAACGATGAAACCATTTTATTTGCCGAAAACCTGAATAAACTATTTGCCATTGCAGGAACGGAACAAGCGTCCATTGCGTCCGCGTCACTTCAGTTGACACAGGCGTTGGGTTCTGGTGTTCTGCGTGGTGAAGAATTCAATGCCGTATTCGAAGCGGCACCAAACATCATGCAAACTGTCGCAGATTACATGGATGTTCCCATTGGTAAATTACGTGCATTGGCACAGGACGGTAAAATCAGTGCTGATGTTGTGAAGAATGCCCTGCTTAGTGCAACGAATGACATCAACACACAGTTTGAATCCATGCCCATGACTTGGGGACAGGTCTGGACGGGAATCATGAACGAACTGTATTATGCTTCCGTTCCACTGTTGGAATTCATCAATCTTCTTGCGAACAATTGGTCAGTCCTTGAACCCATTGTAATGGGTGTAGCGGTGGCAATTGGTTTGTATACTGCGGCACTTCTGATCCACAAAGGAATTGCAATGGGAACCGCATTAGCTGAATCCGTTCGTGCCGCTTCCACAATGATGGCATCAGGTGCAACGTTCGCGGCAACTGCGGCACAGCATGGTTTCAATGCGGCACTGTTAGCGTGTCCGATCACTTGGATCATCATTGCAATCATCGCAGTTATTGCATTGATTTACGCAGTCATTGCGGCAATCAACAAAATTCAAGGTACAACCATTAGCGCAACTGGTGTCATCCTTGGTGTGCTGACAGCGGCAGTTTCCGTCATTTGGAATCTGTTTTTGACATTACTTTCTTTAATCATTCAAAGTGTTTTGGTACCACTTACACAGGCGTGGGACAATTTTGCAAACTTCTTCGGAAACATCTTCAACGATCCGATTGCAACGATTATCCGACTGTTCGAAGATCTTGCCAATACTGTTTTGGGAATTCTGAAAACCATTGCAAACGGTATTGATGCGATTTTTGGAAGCAATCTTGCAGGTGCCGTTCAAGGTTGGATGGATGGTGTTTCTGGAAAGGCAGACGAACTTGTTGAAAAGTACGGAAACGGAACTTATGAAGAAAAGTCAGATCTGACTGGAAAACTTCAGGGTTTACTTTCGGATGTACAGACAAAGTTTTCTTGGCAAACAAGTGATGCTTATAACACTGGATATGGTTGGGGTGAAAGTGTAGAAGAATCCATTGGTGGTTTGTTCGGTGGCGGTCTTAGTGATCAATTTTCAGTTGACAAGCTAACGGAAGGTATTGGTAGTGTTCCTGCATTTGATGAAATTGCAGGTAATACGGGTGACATCAAGGATTCTTTGGATATCACCCATGAAGATCTGAAATATCTTCGTGACGTTGCAGAACAAGAAGCAATAAACCGTTTCACCACTGCTGAAATTTCTGTGAATATGGGCGGTATCAATAACACTGTCAACAGTAACATGGATCTTGACGGTGTAATTGATTACATGGTAACTGGTATCAATGAAGCAATGGAACGTACTGCGGAAGGAGTGCATAGCTAATGTATTATTTTTACATGGGAAGTGTACTTCTTCCCATTGCCCCTGAAAAGTTCACGCTAAAGGTCAAGAACGCAAACAAGACCATGACTCTGATCAATGAAGGGGAAGTGAACTTTTTACGTCAGGCAGGATTGACGGAACTGGAATTTGATGCGTTAATCCCTGCGGTTCAATATGCGTTTGCACAGTATGACGGTGGATTCAAATCACCTGCGTATTATACAAACCATTTCGAAAGTCTGAAAACATCAAAGGAACCGTTTCAGTTCATCGTTTCCCGTCAGATGCCTGATGGAAAGTTGATCTTTGACAACAACATGACCGTTTCCATGGAAAGTTACACGGTCAAAGAACAGGCAAACGAAGGGTTTGATTTGATTGTTTCCATCAAGCTGAAACAGTACAAAGCATATGGAACCAAACTTGTCAAGGTATCCAATAACAAAGCAAATGTGACTGATCAAAGACCTGTTACCAATTCCCCTGCACCAAAGAAAAACACCACTTATACCGTAAAAAAGGGTGATTGTCTTTGGAACATTGCAAAGAAGTTATATGGTAACGGTGCCATGTACACCAAAATTTATGATGCGAATAAAGACAAGATCACAAATCCCAATTTGATTTATCCTGATCAGGTCTTGACGATTCCTTCAGCATAAAGGCGGTGGCAACATGAACGTTGAACTTTTAATCAGTCATAATGGCAAACTGTATCAACCGTTAGTGGAAGAAGGGATTCAGTGGACAACGGAACGGTCTGGATCCCCTTCCACACTGAAATTCACAGTTGTCAAAGATCAGGACATTGCCTTTGAAGAAGGTGATGCGGTGCGAATGAAGATGGACGGAAAGAACGTCTTCTTCGGATTTGTATTCAAGAAGAAACGCAATAAAGAACATCATATTGAAGTGACTGCTTATGACCAGTTGCGTTATCTGAAGAATAAAGACACATATGTGTATGAAAACAAAACCGCATCACAAGTCATTTCCATGATTGCAAAGGACTTCAATCTAAACCTTGGAAAAATCGAAGGAACCAGTTATGTAATTGAATCCCGTGTGGAAGACAACCAAAGTCTGTTTGACATCATTCAGAACGCACTTGATTTGGAATTGCAACACAAGGGTGAATTGTATTGTCTGTATGATGATTTTGGAAGTCTGACATTACAAAACATTGCATCCATGAAACTGGATATTCTGTTGAATGAAGATGCCGCGGAAGATTTTGATTACACGTCCAGTATTGATGATCAGACATATGACAGAATCAAACTGACATATGACAATGAAGAAACTGGTGAACGGGAAGTGTATATTGCAAAGGATTCCAGTCATGAAAATCAATGGGGTATCCTTCAGTATTACGAAAAGTTGCAGAAGGGTGAAAACGGTGCAAACAAGGCAAATGCACTGTTGTCCCTGTATAACAAGAAAACCAGAAACCTAAAATTCAACAATTGTTTTGGTGATGTGCGGTGCCGCGCAGGAACCATGGTCATCGTGCAGTTGTACCTTGGTGATATCAACCTTTCCAATTATATGTTGGTGGAAAAGGCAACGCACACCTTCAAGAACGATCAACATTTGATGGATTTGGTTCTTCGTGGGGGTGAATTCATTGCTTAATCATAACGATTTCGTGAAGAGTATGAAAAAGGCGGCAGTGGAAGCGGTGGAAGCGTCCAAACCTGCAAACGTGGTCTTTGGTACCGTATTAAGTGAAAAACCCCTGAAAATAAAAGTTGACCAGAAGTTGATCCTGACAGAAAAACAGTTGGTTCTTGCCCGTGATGTGACGAAGTATGTAATCAAACTGGAAACGTCAGTTGGAAAATCACCGTCACCACACTACACGGAAAATGAATCTGGTGGTTCTGGTGATGCGTCTTTTTCCGCACATAATCACAAATACCAAGGTTTGAAAACATTTATTGTCCACAATCAACTGTTAGCAGGAGAAGAAGTGATTCTGATGCAGGTTGCAGGTGGACAGAAATATGTTGTTCTGGATCGGATTGGAAAGGGGGAACTTGAATGATTCCGAGTGGAAACCAAATTTTGACCACAGATTTGGAAGTGGTCACAATGCCTTCCAAGCAACATGCAATGATTCTGGACGGTAATAGAATTATTGCAACTTGTGATAATTTGGAAGCTATCAAACAAACCATTTTCAAGATCCTGAATACGCAACGATACGCATATATCATCTATTCTTGGAATTATGGGATTGAACTGGAAGACCTGTTTGGTCAACCTGTGCGGTATGTGTGTCCTGAAATCGAACGAAGGGTGAAAGAAGCATTACTTCAGGATGACAGAATCATTGAAGTGGATAATTTTGAATTTGATTTTCCCAAACGCGGTGTGGTTGCGGTATCATTTACCGTCCACACCATTGTTGGTGATTTGGAAGAAGAAATGGTGGTGAATATCTGATGTATGAAAACATAACCTTTGATTTGATCATGGAACGTGCGCTTGCAAGGGTACCGTCATCCATGGACAAACGTGAAGGATCCGTCATTTGGGACGCAATTGCACCTGCCGCAGTGGAACTGCAAAACCTGTACATTCAGTTGGATGTCATTCTGAAAGAAACCTTTGCTGATACTGCGTCCATGTTTTATCTGAAGAAACGTGCGGCAGAACGCGGAATGTATCCCATTGCGGCAACACACGCAATTCTTCAGGGTACATTCACACCCATTGATTTGGGTGTTCCCATTGGTTCCCGTTTTTCCTGTGACAAATTAAACTATGTTATCACGGAAAAACTGGAAGACGGTATTTATCAGATGGAATGTGAAACGGCAGGTACAGAAGGTAACAGACACCTTGGAACTTTAATTCCTATTGAATATATCAGTGGTTTGAAAACTGCCGAACTGACGGAACTGTTGATTCCTGCTGAAGATGATGAAGATGTTGAAGCATTCCGCGCAAGATATCTTGCAAGCCTTGATTCACAGGCATATGGTGGCAACATTGCCGACTATATGGAAAAGGTCAACGCACTTCAGGGTATCGGTGGTGTAAAAATTACACCTGTCTGGAATGGCGGTGGTACTGTAAAAATCACCTTCATTGATAGTGAATTTCACGTTCCGTCTGAAGAAATGGTTGAAATGGTCAAGAATGAAGCGGATCCTTATCCGTATGAAGGTCTTGGTTACGGTTTTGCCCCTATCGGTCATGTTGTGACTGTTGAAGGTGTTGAAGGTGTAACGGTAAACATCGTAACTGATTTGACCTATCGTGAAGGATGGGACTGGACATCTGCAAAACCTTACATTCTGGATGCTATTGACACCTATCTTCAGGAAATCCGTGAACAGTGGGAAGGTTCCGAAAACCTGTTTGTGCGTATCAGTCAGTTGGAATCCAGAATTCTTGATTGTGAAGCGGTACTTGACATCGAAAATACAACCATCAATGGTGTCGGTTCCAATCTACTTCTTACTTGGAATCAGGTACCTGTCAGGGGGACTGTAAATGGCGAATGATAGATTTTTGATTGATTATCTTCCGCATTATATGCAGGAATATCTGGAAATCAAGTCAATCATGCATACGGAACAACCTGAAATTGATGCACTTTGGTCAGCAACAGAACAAGCATTTGCGGATCAGTTTATTCTGGATGCAACTGAATATGGTGTCATGCGGTGGGAACGTATGCTTCGCATTTCTCCAAAGGCAACAGACACGTTGGATGAACGGAAATTTCGCATTCTGACCCGTTTGAATCAAGAACTTCCCTATACTTTGACTCGTCTGAAGGAATTTCTGACGGTTCTTTGTGGTGTAGATGGATTTGTGATTGATCTTCAAGCAAACAAATACCACATCGAAATTAAACTGGCGGTTGGCAATCACAATAATTACGGTGAAGTACAGAAGATGCTGAAAACTATGCTTCCTGCTAACATGACACAATACATTAGTGTTATGTATAATCCGCATCGTGTGGTTGGTAAGTTGCGTCATATGGATCTTGCACAACATGCTCATGAATTTATTAGAAACGAGGTTTTGACTGATGCCTAATTGGACTGAAAATTATAATTTGCGCAAACCGTTTCAGGAAGAATTTTATGACATCGATGAACACAATTCCAATATGGACATCATTGATGCCGAATTACACAAACGTGCAACGTTAGGTGATGATGGAAAAGTTCTTTCAAATCAACTTCCTGATCTGAATTATATTCCTACAAGTGAAAAGGGTGTCGCAAGTGGTGTTGCAAGCCTTGGAACGGATGGTAAAGTTCCTTCTTCGCAGTTGCCCAATTTAAATTATATTCCTACAAGTGAAAAAGGAAAGGCAAGTGGTGTTGCAACTTTGGGAACTGACGGAAAGGTTCCTTCTTCGCAACTTCCTGAAATTTCATTTCCTAATATGAACTTCATTCCTACAAGTGAAAAAGGCGCGGCAGGTGGTGTGTCTACACTTGGTTCTGACGGAAAAGTTCCTTCTTCGCAGTTGCCCCAAATCGGTGGTAAACGTACCGTCCGCGTCAGTATCGGTTCCAGTCAGTATGGTTGGACTGCTTCTGACTGTGACTTCCTGTGTGACGGTACTGCTGATGAAGTGGAAATCAATGCCGCAATTCAGACGTTGCGCAGTACAGGCGGTGAAATTGTCCTTCTGGATGGTGTTTACCAGTTGTCAAGTCAGATTCTGATGAACAAAGAAGGCATCACATTGACTGGTAACGGTGCTAATACAAAAATCATCCGTGCCTTCAACGATGACGAATATTCCCCTGATCAGGGACTGATTCTGATCAACAAATCTTACTGCACCGTCAGAAATCTGCACATTGACTGCATGAATGGTACTTATACGGCAAACAATGCGATCAACCTTGCAGAAGGTGACAATTGCATCATTGCAGACAATACCATTGTGAATTGCACTGGTGATGGTATTTATGCTGTCGGTAACTATCACACCATTGACAACAATGTTATTATCAACTGTTTCCAAGGTCTGTACCTGTTCGACTGTACAAAAGCGGCAGTTACCAACAACAGAATTGAAGAAGCACAATCCGTAGGTGTATATTTGTACAACGTGGAAGATATTGTGTTCAACAGTAATGTGATTGAAAATTGTGCTGACAGTGGTATCAAGTTTGAGAATTGCAATGAATCAACATTTGTGGGTAACGTCTGCAATTACAACGCACAGTGTGGTATTTATATTACCCGTGGTGACAACAACGTGATCTGCGGCAACACCTGCAACGGAAACGGTAACTTTGCAATCTATGTTGGTACCACACCCAAAAACAATATGTTTGTCGCAAATACTTACTTTGACAACAGTGCAGGAACCATCAGCATGGGAAGCACTAAGAACGTCACGTATTCGGAAAGTGATCACACACATAGTGGTTCTGATATCACCAGTGGTTTGGACACACTTGCCGCATCGTTAAGTTCACACCTTAGTAGTGCAAAGGTTGAAACTGGTACTTACCGTGGTTCTACTTCTACTACTACTTATTATGTTGGTAAAACACTGACATTTTCATTCGAACCCAAAATTGTATTTCTATGTAGCGCACAGCAATCGACTTCAAGTACAACGGGTGGTTATGCGATGCTTTTTGTAAACGGTGTTCCGAAAATAAAGGTAGTTACTGTTAAGGGAAGTGGTGGTAATAGCACCACTACAACTGCCGTTGAAGTAACAGCAACGTGGGATGGTAATAACGTACAACTTGGCACCAGTGACCAGACCTTGCTAGACAGTTCTTTTTGTACCTATTTTTATGGTGGACTTGGTTAATGAGGGGGTGTAAACAATATGCATATTATCAAAATTGAACCTTATGAAAATGGAGCGCATGACAACCAGAATGTCAATGGTGTTATTCCGTTACCCAAAGGTTATGCAATCATTCCAGAAGATGTGGATATTCCCCACACTTATCCTTTTGTGTTCATTGATGTAGAAAATGATGTTGTCACATCAATGACTGCAAATCAAGAAGCATATGAGAAAGCTTTGGAAGCATATGAGAAAGCTTTGGAAGAACATCCTGAACCCGTGGAACCTGAAACGGATGATGTCACTTGGGATTCTATGGCAGAAGCAATCACAGAAGGGGTGAATGAAGTATGATGACAAACAAAGAATTTGTTCTGGAAACCATGCGACGTTCTGGTAAACTTGCGGCACAGTCAGTACAGACCCGTTCCGCAGAAATGACTGGTGCGGAACTGAACAGTGAATCTATGTATATCCCTGATTTCAAAGCGGCAGTTAAAAAGATGAATATGCTGAACAGACCTGTCGGTTTCGTTTGTAAATCTTCCGCAGGTCGCGTTGTGCGTCTGATTCAGAATTATGACAGCACGACTTTCACACAGGAACCTGAAGAACTTCCTGCACAGTTCGGTTTCGTCTGGTCGAATGATCCTGCCCATGCAAAACCCTTCGTTGCACTTTCCACTTCACCCTATATGACAGGTAACTGTTGTACGGAAGGTGATGAAATCTTCCGTTCCAAGATTAACAATAACGTTCTTGCACCGTCCGCATATGCGCAGGGATGGGAGAAAGTGACGGTGGACGCATGATTGAAACAATCATCACTGCGTTGATTTCAGGCGGTTTGACGTTGATTGGTGTTCTGATTTCCAATAGTAAAGCACAGGCAGTGACTGAAACGAAAATGGAAGAACTGACCCGTGAAGTCAGGGAACACAACAACTTTGCAAAAAGAATGCCTGTTGTAGAAGAACAAATCAAGGTCATCAACCATCGTATTGAAGACCTTGAAAGTTATCACAAACATCAATGAAAAAGGTCGAATTTTCAAAAGTCATTATGTTGTTTACGGGTGCCGTGGTCATTATGATCACGGCATTCACACTTTACATGGTGTATAAAACCGAAAACCTTGATCCTTTGGTATATTTGATCCCTGCCACATTTGGTACCTTTGGTACTGCGGCAGGGTTTTATTATTCCAAAGCAAAAAAAGAAAATGAAATCAAACTGCGGAAAAAGTACGGATCCGAAATTTACAATGATGTGAAAGGGGAAGATTTTCATGAATAACATTCTTGTGAAGCTGACTTCCAGAAAGTTTTGGGCGGCAGTAGTTGGTATTGTCACAGGTCTTTCCATGGTGTTTGGTCTGGACGAAACCGTTGTCAGCACTGTTTCTGGTGCTGTGGTCACTGTAGCATCTGTGGTGACGTATATCATCATGGAAGGTAGAGTGGACGCAGAAGGTGTGAAAAACGCTGTCATTGACGTACAGGAAGCATATGACGCAATCACAGAAGGTTGTGATGCAGATGGTACCGATTAAAACGAATCTTGCCAACAAAAGTAATTATGGTTGTATCAGAAATCCTGACATAATTGAATGGATCGTCATCCACTTTACCAGTAATAATGGGGACACTGCAAAGAACAACGGCAAGTATTTTGCCAATAACATTGTGAAAGCGTCAGCGCATTATTTTGTGGATAGTTATTATATCGTTAATTCTGTACCTGACAATTACATTGCATGGTCGGTTGGCGGCAATAAATATCCTAATACAAAGGGTGCAAAATTCTACGGAAAATGTGTAAATGCAAACAGTATTTCCATAGAATTATGTGATGATGTGAAGAACGGTGTTGTCTATCCGTCAGAAAAAACCATTCAGAATGCATTGGAACTGACCCGTCATCTAATGCAGAAATACAACATTCCTGCAAATCATATTATCCGACACTTTGATGTTACGGGTAAGAAATGCCCTGCTTATTGGGTAGATGATGCGCGGTGGAAATCTGAATTCTGGAACAAAATACAGGAAGGGGAAGATGATATGACCAAAGAAGAAGTCATCAAAATCATTGAAGAATACGAAGCGGCAAAGGAAAAGAAATCCGTTGATTCTTGGGCAAAGTCTGCATGGGACAAGGCAAAGAAGAAAGGTATCTTAGACGGTACCAAACCGAAAAGTCCTGTTACCCGTGAACAGATTGCCGCTGTTCTTGATCGTTTAAATTTACTGTAAAATGAAAGTGGGGATCTGTTATGGATCCCCACTTTTTGTGTTTTATAAGGTTATTTCTTCATGTCAGCGCGGATCAAGTCTTTGATATAGGTCTGCTTCTTCGGTTGTTGCTGAATGTGTTCATACAGTTCCATTTCAGACGGATGAAATTCAACGGTCATCCGCTTGACTTTTTCTTTATACTTCTTGACTGCTTTTTTCTGTGCTTCACTTGTCATTTCCAGTTTTTCACCACCTTTGCGACTTCAATGACTTTCGCGCCTTCAGGCATTGAATATTCACGGCAGAAGTCAACTGCCTGTTGTGCGTTTAACGCTTGCCAATAATCGGATTCAAAATCCCCTTCGTGTTCCCATAAAACACGATAGTTGGAAACCTTTGATTTTCCTTCTTTTGTTGTGTTCATTTCATTCATCCTTTCTTTAATCAACAAAGGTGTTGCGGTTATAATCCCACAAACCAAAGTATTCATCATTGACCACCACAATCCACACGTTGCGGTTTTCAGGTGTGAGTATACGCACTGGTTCAGACGATATTCCAAGTTCTTTCAGTGCGTCTATCAGTGCGTTCATATTGATTCATCCTTTCAAAACAAATTCCCATTCTGCAATGTAGTTTGCACTTTCAAAAATCAAGTGGTTCGGTTTCAACGTGCCGATACGGGCAACGGAAGAAAGACCATTATTTTTGATTTGTTCCCTAACATAAGGACGGGTGAATTCAGGAAAAAACCTATCACAAAGAAAACGAATCATTGCATCTTCCATGTGATATGCAAGAACATTATCAACTTTACCGTTGAACAAATTGGTGACTTCGTAGTTTTTCAAATACATGATTCATTTTCCTTTCTTTAGTGGGGTGGGGAAGAATCCCCACCCTTCGATTGACTTAGATGCTGTGAACCAAGGTTCTGATGTGAAGCCTTTGGATGTTGTAACCACCTGCAAGGATGGTTTCAACGGATGCTTTACCTTCTTTACCAACAACCACACCAGTCAGAATGGGGAACTGATTTCCCTGTTCCAGTGTGATATAAGACCAATCGGTAACTTCACCAGTAACGTCCTTTACTCTGATATACAGATCAAGAACTTCCTGTCTTGCAAACTTCACATTGCTGTTGTGGATTTCTTCGTCAGTCAGGAACATGAACTGATAATCCGCGTAAGTGTGCTTGTTCCAGTAATGCTGATCAGGGGTTCCCTTGAAGAATGCGTCATATCCAACTTCCTTATAAATCTTGGAAAGTCTTTCCCTTCTTTCCATGTCCCATCTGTCCCATTCAACAACAAGTTGATCTTCAAGGTTCTTCATAACTTCGGGAACTTCCTTGATGAAAATGGATTCCCTTTCAATTTCACCTGCAAGCTGACCTTTGTACTTTTCAACGGTCTTCTGAATTTCAGGAATTTCCTTGTTCAGTCTGATGATATCATCTTCCAAGGAATCTATGTCACACAGTGTCCAGTAAACATCATTGTCTTCTTCTGCGTTCCAACCGTGACCTTCACGATTGTACTTGTTGAAGGTGGTGTGATCCACACCGTATTTGGTCATCAGATAAGTGGATTTCTTTTCAATGGACTTCTGCTTCTTTTCAATGGTGTTCTGCTTCTTGCTGATCTTCAGTTCAGCTTTTTCAATGCGTTCTTTCAAAGTTTCAATCTTCATGGTGTGTACTTCCTTTCACATATTAGGTGTGTTTTCATCATGTCAATATTATAACACATGGGTTATATGAAAGATATTCGCATAATTCACAAAGTTATAACCAGTGTGTTATATATTTTATACAAATAAAAAGGAACCGAACCGAAGTTCAGTTCCTTCTGTGATTATGGGTATCATAACACCGACCACACATGTGAAGTGTGATGATACCCATTGAAACTAAAAATATATAACCCGTTGATTTATAAGGGTTTATTAGATAGTTTCGGATAAATTGTGATGTTAAATTCTTTTCCTACTTCAGTTTTTGTATAATCTACTTTGTGTAAAATCAACTTCCAAATATCATTTTTTTCTTTTGGTGTTAGATTATCGTAATTGTCCAACAGGTATTGTGATGTTGGAATGATACTTGATTTGATGTCAGCTTCTTCTTTCTGTTCAGATAGTTTCTGTTCCAGTTCATCAATGTCCGATTCCACTTGATCAATTTCAGCTTCAATTGCGGCATTTCTTCGTTGGAATAATCTATCTGAATATTCCTTCTTTTCATGCAGTTCACAAATGGCATCTTGTTGTTCAAACAAATCTTCCAGACGATTTTTCAATAGTTCCAAAGACAATTCCAATCCGTCATCTTTATGATCATTATTTTGTTCTAATTCTATGATATATCCTGCCAACCATTCTTTCATTTCATTTACAATAGCTTTTTCAACTTCATCTAAATAATGAGATTTACACCCACATCTTTTTGATCTACTACATTTGAAACGTGGTTTTGCATTTGGATTCTTTATTGATGGTGTCACCCTTTTCATTTTGGATCCGCAGTGTCCACAATGTAACAATCCACCAAGTGGATTTGCTATTTCAAAATCTACTTTTACAGGACGTGTGTTGTTGCTTTGACGTACCTGCTGTGCTAATTCAAATTGTTCTTCTGATATGATAGGTTCCTGTCTACCATCATGGATTTCATAATTTTCGTTTGCACATCTTTTCTTAGTCAGTTGACCATCAACAAACTTCTTACCCACAACGTGTTTTTTCCATGGTAATTTTCCAATGTAATGTTCATTTAGTAACATCTTTCGTACAACTTCTGGTGACCATTCTTTCACTTTTCTTGGTTTGATGTGAAGATTGGTCAATTTGTCTGCAATCTGACCTATACCAAGACCGTCCTGTGTATACCAATCAAAAATCATACGGACAACCTGTGCTTCTTCAGGAATAACTTCTAACGTATTTCCTTTTTCACCTTTGAGTTTAACAATTTTATAACCATATGGTGCAGTAGAACCCATAAAACGTCCTTCTTTAACTGACGTATCACGTCCTGCAATTAGACGTTTGCGGATTGTAGAAAGTTCGTAACGGGAGAACATGAACTTCATATCTGCAAACTGTTCATCCGTTTCATTTAAAAGGTCATACGTTTTATTTGGTGTAACAATCTTACAATCATTAAGTTGCAAAACCTGCATAATATAACCAGAATCAACGGATGATCCACGGGAAAGGCGGTCAATATCCATACAAATAACACCTGCATATTTCCCCGTATTGACCAGTTCCAATACCTTCATCATTTGTGGTCTGGATGATAACGCTTCACCTGAAACAACTTCCTTAAGAACCACATCCACCATCAGATTGTTTTTTTCACAGAATTCCGTCAGTGTTACTTCATGACGCTTCAATGTTTCTTCCACAGACAATTCTTCAAAATCCCTGTCCATCTGCGATTTTCGCAGGTACATGATATATACTTCCATTTTTGCACATCCTTTCTGTGTCCACCTTGAACACGGTCAACAGATGATTTTGTTCCACCTGTTCAACGTGTTCAAGGTATTTTATATATTTATATATTTTTTTATTTTTTATAGATGCATAGTCACATTCAGGTTCAATATTTCTTTTTTTGAAATAAAAAATATATAATAATAGAAACACCTTGAACACCAAGGACACCTTGAACAATCCAGTGTTTGCAAGGGTTTCACCTTGAACTTGCGTCTTTAGACATTCCACTGATTACAGATTTATAATAATTATGCAATGCAAGTAATTCGTCTTTGTGTTGCAGTTCCTTCTTCAAAAGTTCTATTTCTGTTGACAAAGCCGCAACTTTTGCCTTCAACATATCATTTTCAACAATGGTCAAATCACGTTCCGCTTCAACAACATCAACACTTTCTTTTATTTCAACAAGTTCTGTTGTGGCAACAATTGCACCTGTGTCAGCAAAGATGTCACCTAAATCATAACCAAGAGCCTTGACGATAAGGTCAAGTGTGTCTGCATATGGATGATCGGTTTCACCAGAAAAGATACGAGCAACAGTCCTTTCTGGCAACGATGTTTTTTCTGCTATCTGTTTTGCAGTCAGTCCTGTCTTTTTCTTTAATTCTTGAAGATTATTTAACCACATGATTACCAAACTTGTCCTTTCTATATTATAAATTTGTTTCTTTCTATGACATCCTTGTCCGTTCAATCACACCAAAGTTGGATGATAAACGGTCAAAGTTGGATATTGATTTTACATTGTTGCCGATGTAAAATAATGTCACAATTCAAAAACCGCTTCAATTGTGAAAATTTTGTGAAGGAACTATTTTCTGCTTTTTTCAACAAAGGTCAGAAGGTATAATTCACATCAAGGAACACTTGTTTCTGTTTGAAAGGAGAATACCTATGACCGACAGAGAAAAATTAATTCAGTACATAACAAATCTTACGAATGATGAAGCGGAAGCATTTATTTCTTTCCTAAAAACAGTTCCATCATCTGAAGAAGTCTTGATACTTCTTCATCCGAACATTCATTTGCAAGATCAAATAACTTCTGTTTAGCTTCACTTATACCACTGCTATTTTCAGCAGTGGTTTTCTTTTCGTCTTCCCATCCCATAAGAAACTGTGGTGTGGTATCCAATGCGTTTGCGATAGGTTCCAGAATATCAAGTGGTAATTTTTCAATATCACCATTTTCATATCTAAAAACAGTTGCCCTGTTTTTACCGATTCTTTTTCCAAGTTCGTCCGCAGAAATTTTCATTTCTTTTCGTCTTTCTTTGATCCGTTGTCCTACTGTCATTTTTGTCACCACCTTTGTTCCTTCATATTATAATAAAATAGTCGCAAATTTACAACAATAAAATATGAACAAATTGTAAATAATCGCTTTTATGCGAATCATATATTGACTTTCGAGAAAAAACAGGTATAATTCAAGTAGTCGCACCAGATGCGACAATACATAGAAAGGAACGTCAGTATGAATATTTTGAAGCTGAAAGGCAAAATGGTTGAAAAAGGTTTGAATGTGGAAACACTTGCCGCAAAGATTGGTGTTAATAAGTCCACATTGTACCGAAAGTTGAACAAATGTGAAAATATCACGATTGAAGATGCCCAGAAGATCAAAGAAGAACTTGGTCTGACCAATGATGATGCGGTAGATATTTTTTTTGGTTAAACAGTCGCATTACTGCGACAGGGTAAGGGGAAATGATATGGGCAACAATTACACCGTCACTGTCAGAACGGATTATGTGACAACAGATCCGAAAAAAGTAAAAGAAATCCTTGATAAGGTTTCCAAGATCATCAGTAATTCATACATAAGGATCCAAAAAGAAGGTGCGTTATGAAAGTTCTGAACGTTTTAGGTTATGCAGTCATGTTTCTTCTGATTGCATGGTTTGCAATTTCGTTGCTTGAAATCGGATTTGGCAACTGTGCCACAAATCCCACATATCATCCTTTGAACCTGTTTCTTCTGATGAAAGGGTTGAGCGCATGACTGTAACGTGTGAAGAAAGGTGGTGGTGCCTGTGTCTAATATCAAGTTGTTTCCCCATCAGGAACAAGCCTTGGAAGCTGTGAAGGATCAGAACAAGGTTGCTTTTTATCTGGACATGGGTTAGGACTTGGGAAAACCTTTGTAGGCGCGGAACAGGCGGTCAGAATGGGTTCCCATGTAAACCTGATAGTCTGTCAGAAGTCAAAGGTTCAGGATTGGGTGGATCACTTCATAGATTACTATGGTCAAAAATTAGTTGTTTATGATTTGACTAACGAAAAACAACTGAATTCCTTTTTGAAGGATCCAATGGTTTACGCAACGGGTGTTATCAATTATGACCTGATTTGGCGTAGGAAGGAACTTTTGAAGCTAAAGGATTTTACCTTGATTCTTGATGAATCGTCCCTGATCCAGAATCCAAAAAGCAAACGAAGCAAATTCATCATGAAGATGGATCCTGCAAACGTTATTCTTCTTTCTGGTACGCCTACAGGCGGCAAGTATGAAAATCTGTGGACGCAGATGAAGTTGCTTGGATGGAACATCAGTGAAAAACTGTACAATGCCCATTATGTCAATTGGAAGAAGATTTATGTTGGTGGTGTTCCGCACAACATCGTGAATAAAGATGATCCGTATAAAAACACGGAACGTCTGAAACAAAAAATGCGTGAACATGGTGCCGTGTTTATGAAAACGGAAGATGTGTTTGACCTTCCAAAGCAGAATTTCATTATGGTGAATGTTCCAACAACCAAGGAATACAGGAAGTTCAAAAAAGACCGTCTGATCACAATTGACCTGCGGAATCTTTGTGAATTTAAGGATGATTCTGATTTCTATGGTAAGGATGTGACCCCAAGGATTGAACTGATTGGTGACAGTATTCTGTCTTACAGACTGTATCAAAGACAGCTTTGCACGGCATACAATCCACATAAGATTCAAGCCTTCGAAGATCTTCTGGAATCCACGCAAGACAGATTGATTGTGTTTTACACCTTCAACTGCGAATTGACCCAACTTCAGCTTGTTTGCAAAAATCTTGACAGACCGTATTCCATCGTAAACGGTACGGAAAAGAATCTGACTGCCTACGAAAACGAATCCAACAGTGTGACCTTTGTACAGTATCAAGCAGGTGCGATGGGTTTGAATCTTCAGAAGGCAAACAAGATTGTGTATTTCAGTCTGACAGAAGAAGCGGAACTGTTTCAACAGTCCATGAAGCGTATTCACCGAATTGGTCAGGATAGACCCTGCTTCTATTACATTCTGATTTGTCAGAACAGCATTGAAGATACGGAAATTCTTCCAACACTGAATATTAGAAAGGAACTGACAGATGATTTGTTTCAAGGATAAAGCAATTTTGTTCCTGCTTGGCTTCGTCATGACGTTACAGGTTGGAATGGTATTTCGAATGGAACGGTTGATTCGAACCGTAGAATCGTTTGAACCTGTTGTGATTGAGCAGGTGCAGGAAACCGAAAAAGCAACTGAAGTTATTGAAATTGTTGAAATTCCTTTGGTTACTGAAACAAGTGAAGAAGAAAGTGAAGTTTCTGAAGACACAAGTGAAGACGTAACTGAAGAAGTTTTCAAAGAACCCAACATTTCTATTGAAGAAACAGAAATTCCTGTGGTTGAAACTGTTCCCATTCGGATTGATTGCCGTTTGGATGACGCAACACAACAGATGATTCTTGAAAAGTGCGAACAATACAATATTGATTTTGCATTTGCAATGGCAGTCATTTTCAAGGAATCTTCCTTCAGACCTGATGCGGACAGCGGTTCCAGTGTCGGTCTGATGCAGATCAACAGAATCAACCATCCTTGGTTATCACAAGAACTTGGAATCACTGATTTCTTTGATCCAGAACAGAATGTGACAGCAGGACTTTACGTTCTTCGTGGTTTGTTTGACAAATATGAAGATCCCCACAAGGTTCTGATGGCATACAACATGGGTTCCACTGGTGCAAAACGAAAGTGGGACAAGGGTATTTATACCAGTGCTTATTCTGAAGGTGTCCTTCAGACAGCAGAAAAATACACTGCGGAAATCGCAGAAAGGATTGGTTAAAGATGTATTACACAGATGATCCAATATCAGATTTCAAAAATCATGATATTGATCAGCAAAGAAAACTGGAACGATTACCTGTTTGTAATTGTTGCGGTGAACACATCCAACAGGATATGGCGGTATTCTTGGATGATAACTGGTACTGTGATGATTGTTTGCGTAACGCAAGAACCCCAATTGAAACGGATTGGTGATTTTTGATGGCGGCAGAAAAAAACTTTGAAAATCGTCTGAAGAAATTCCTTGAAGATGAAGGTTGTTGGTTTGTCAAGTTCTTTGCCAACGCTTACACCAAAAGCGGCATTCCTGACCTTCTGGTTTGTTGTAACGGTTCTTTTGTAGCAGTTGAAGTGAAAGCACCAAATGGTAAACCTTCCGAACTTCAGAAGATGAACATTAAAAATATTATTGAACAAGGTGGTTGGGGTGTGATTTTATATCCTGACCAATTTGATGATTTTAAGAAAATAATTCATTGCTTGAAGAAAAGAAATGAATTCAGTGCCGAACTACTCTTGTTCAAAATCAATGAAAGGTGGGACAAGTGATGCAGGTAAGTCATTCCCGTGTTGAATGCTTCCACCAATGTCCTGCAAAGTTTGGTTTTCGTTATATGGAAGAATTGAAGACCATTCCTGATGACAAACCTGACAACGCCTTGTATCTTGGAACCGCGTTGCATACTGGTTTGGAAATTGGCGTGGAAGAAGCAATCAACCAGTATTACGGTAATTATCCCATCATCACAGATGAACACATTCATGAAGCAATGAAGTTGGAAGTCATGATTCCAAAGGCAAGACAGATGATTCCTGACGGTCAACATGAAGTTCTGATTGATGATCCTGATTTCAAAGGATTTATTGACCTTCTGGTTTCCGTTAAGAATCTATCCCTTGAAGAAAGGGATGAAATCTGTTGTAAATGCCCCAAATATTACGATTGTGATAATTGCGAAAGTGGTCATTGTCCTTATGGAAAATACGATGAAATTTATGACCTTTATGATTTCAAGTATTCCAACAACAAACAGAACTACTTGGATTCTGATCAGCTTCATCTGTATAAGTATTTCTTTGAAAAGAACAATCCTTTGTGTTCCATCCGAAATATGTATTTCCTGATGATTCCCAAGTCTAAATGTAAGCGGATCAAGGGCGAGGATCTGACTTCGTACAGACAGCGGTTGTTGATGGATCTGAAAACACTGGAACCTGAACTGGTTCCAATCCAGTATGATCCTGACAAGGTGATTCGTTTCCTGCTACAAACCAAAGGAATGTTGGAAGCGGACACATACCCAAAGCGCACAAGTTACCTGTGCAGGTACTGTGAATATCAAGCATTTTGTGAAAAAGGAGAAGATTTTATGTTGTTACCTGAAAACAAACGCAGAAACGTTGAAACTGCAACAAAAAAGGTTGTGTGGATCTATGGTTCACCTTTCAGTGGAAAGACAACCTTTGCAAACCATTTCCCTGATCCCATCATGTTGAACACGGATGGAAACATCAAGTTTGTGGATGCCCCGTATATTCCGATTCGCGATGAAGTCAAGAAGGTTGGACGCATGACAGAACGTAAATTTGCATGGGAAACCTTCAAGGAAGTTATTTCTGAACTGGAACTGAAGGAAAATACCTTCAAAACCATTGTTGTTGACCTTCTGGAAGATGTCTATGAATATTGCAGACGCTATGTGTGCAATGAACGCGGATGGGATCATGAATCTGATGATAGTTTCAAGGCGTATGACATCGTAAGAACGGAATTCCTTTCTGTTCTGAAGCGTTTAATGATGTTGGATTATGAAAATATTGTTCTGATTTCCCACCTTGATACAGGTAAGGACATCACCAAAAAGGGTGGTGACAAGATCACAAAGATTGCACCGAACCTGAATGAAAAGATTGCAAACAAGGTTGCAGGTATGGTTGATATCGTTGCACGTTGTATTGCTGATGATAAGAATTATGTTCTGTCATTCAAGACCAATGAAGTTATCTTTGGCGGTGGTAGATTAAAATTCAAGACTGCTGAAATTCCGCTTGATTATAACGCATTCTGTAACCTTTATGCGGAAGCAAATGCAAATATCACACCTATTGCAAAGCCGCCTGTAGAAGTCACAGAAACGCCTTCCCTTACAGAAAATGTACATTCTGAACCTGAAACGGTTCCGTCTGAAGAAGCTACACCAGTTGAAGAAACCAACACCGTGGATAACGGTACTGAACCCGTCCGCAGACGTAAGCGCAGAACTGAATAAATCAATAAATATATTTTTGAAAGGAAGTATTTGATTATGGAAAACAAGAACATTTTTGCACAGTGGGACAACGCAGTTGACATGGAAGGTCTTCAGAAGGACATTCAGGATGCCGCGCAGAATAGCGGTGGTAACTTCAAGGAAGTTCCCCATGGTAAGTATGAAGTTTCCATTGAAAAGATGGAACTGAAGGCAACTAAAAAGGGTGATCCGATGGTTTCTATCTGGATGAAGATTTGTGACGGTGAATATGAAGGTTCTATGATCTTCATGAATCAGGTTATCACACAGGGTTTCCAGATTCACATTGTCAATGAATTCCTTCGTTCTTTGACTGCAAATTGTGCGGTACCTACCATTGAATTCAAGTCCTACGCACAGTATGCAAATCTTCTGATGGACATTCATGAACTGATTGCTGATTCCTTTGAATATGCAATCAATTACGGTCAGACCAAGAAGGGTTTTGACACCTTTGAAATCACTGAAATTTTCGCACTTGAAAATTAAGTGATTCATAAGGGGAAGCGGTGAAATTCCGCTTCCCCTAAATGAAAGGATGGGTGAAGAATGAAGATCGCAGTTATAGACGCTGATCTATTAAATAAAAAGAGAAACCGATTTCCAAACCTTGCTTGTATGAAAATTTCTGGTTTCTACAAGGAACATGGACATGAAGTTAAACTTCTGACTGATTATGATCTTGTTTCTTCATATGACCGTGTGTTCGTTTCCAAGGTATTCACGGACACAATTGTTCCTGACGAAGTGTTGAACCTTCCAAATGTTGAATACGGTGGAACTGGATTCTTTTATGATAAGGCACCGAGATTACCTGAAGAAATTGAACATCATTTTCCTGACTACGATCTGTATTCCACATGGATTGAAGATCAAGTTGCAGATGCAAAAAACAAATGGATTGCAGATGAAAATGATATTGAAGATTTCAATGAAAAAAGTTTCCGCAAAAAATTCAGCAGTTACACAGATTATTCTATTGGGTTTACAACACGTGGGTGCATTCGTGGATGTTCGTTCTGTGTAAATCAGCATTACAGAAAATGTTCTTTGCACAGTCCCGTTTCAGAATTCTTGGATCATAACAGACCTTATATTTTCCTTCTGGATGACAATGTTCTTTCCTGTCCGCAGTGGAAGCAGATCTTTGAAGATTTGAACGCAACAGGAAAAAGATTCAGATTCCATCAGGGTATGGATGAAAGACTTTTGACTGATGAAAAGTGTGAAGTGATCTTTAATTCAAATTGGATTGGTGATTTCATCTTTGCATTCGACAACATCAAAGATAGAAGGATTGTGGAAAAGAAATTGGACATGATCAGAAATCACACAGACAAGATCTGCAAGTTCTATTGTTTCACAGGTTACAACCATGAAAATCCTAACCATTATGATGTTAGTTTTTGGCTTCATGATATCCTTGAACTGTTTCAAAGGATTCAAATTTTAATGGATCATAAGTGCCTTCCTTATGTGATGCGTTATCAGGATTATAAACTATCACCATACAGGGGAATGTATATAACCATTGCAAGATGGTGCAATCAACCAAGTTTCTTCAAAAAAATGTCATTTAGGGAATTCTGTCATGAATCGTCAAAGTATGATTCTGATTCTGCATTGCGATATATGCAGGAATTTGAACGAGAATGTCCGTTGATTGCTAAAACCTATTTTGACATGAGGTGGGAACAGTGATCTTCTACGACTTCGAAACACTGAAATATGATTGGACGGTTACATTGATTGATCCTTCCAAAAAACAGGTTACACAAATTGCCAATGATCCTGACCACCTGTCACGATTCTATGAAGAAAACAAGAATGATATTTGGGTTGGATTCAATTGCAGACACTATGACCAGTACATTTTGAAGGCAATTCTTCTTGGATTTGACCCTTGGAAAGTTAATGAATGGATCATTGTCAAAGAAAAAGAAGGTTGGAAGTATTCATCTTTATTTAGGAATATTTCACTGAATAATTATGATGTCATGGGTAACGTTGACCGTGGTTTGAAGTGGTTTGAAGGAAGTATGGGTTCCATGATTAAGGAATCATCTATTGATTTCAACATCAATCGAAAATTGACTGAAGAAGAAATTCAGGAACTTTTGAAATATAACCTTCATGACGTGGAAGAAACAATCAAAGTGTTCCTGAAGCGTATTGACGATTTCAATGCACACATGGGTTTGGTCAAGATTGCTTGTGAAGGGAAACCGTTGGATCTGTCCTTGATTGGAAAGACCAAAGCACAGTTGTCAGCATATATCCTGAAAGCAGTTC